CCTGCTACAGTTAATGGACTAGGTGTTTGGTCATAATGCTCTTGAGCAAAGCCTCTTGGAGAACCTTCTCCAGTAGCTCCTCTACTATAAAATATTGATTCGTATGCAACAGTCATTTGATTTTGTAGCGTAGTACTAGCGTCAGCTTGATCCATACTGTCATGTTGAAAGCCAGTTATTATTGGATTAACTAAAGTAAATCCTGTATACTGATGTCTGGCCATTTGATAAATTGTAATTTTATTAAAGAACGGGTCAACTGAATCGTTGTCAAACCCGTAACGGTATTTGTGATCCTCTGCACCTTTGTATGTGTTTCTTGGTGAATAAGGTGCTGATACGCCGTCTGCATAATGACCGCCGTCTGCATAATAATATCTATAGTATGCTTCCATTAGCATTGTAGTAATGCCTAAGTTGTCATCATGGAATGTAATGTTTACTGGATCGTATTCTAAACTAGTTTGTAAATTCTTTTTACGATTGTACATGTTTTTAGTTACAGTGTTCATACTTACTTTTGGTAAGTCGACTGATTTAACTAATAAGTTTATTTCGTTTTTATGTCGTTGATCTAATTGTGGCAAATTTGCCGACGCAGTTGGACTTAGTTCTATTACAACATGGTAAAGGAACTTTGCCTTAGGTGCCAGCCTAAACGCATCATCAGTATACAGTCTAGCCGCATGCTGAAAGTCTGCCATGTCACCTTTTGGGTTAGTAGTGCCGCTTAATACGTTATCAAGAAACCCATTTAATATGTTTGCCATCGAACTCTCCTTACTAATATTTATCTATAACATAAAGTACGCAGATTATTAAAGTAAGTAATTTTGTTCCATCCAGTAAGATAACTTCTCAGCAAAAAGTTTACTGGATTCTGGTCCAGGATGCCCGCCATCTCTTGCAAGGTCTTCGGTCTTTAATCCTTCATTAGGATATAAATTTGGAGCATTAATTTTATCTAACGTATATAATGTTTCCATATCCCAAGATGCAAATACTATTCTTACCTTATTTGCCTTTGCGCTTTCTGTAATTATAGATACAGCATATATAAGATTCATTATAAACATGCTATTATCATATGTGGCATATATGCCTGTCCACTTCTTTTCCTGGCTTTTATTAAACTGAGGATTCTTCCAGGGTAGCAGTTGCAGATCCATCGCTCCATCTGATGAAATTTCAGCGCAATCTACTCTATGCAAACTTGGTAATAATATAACCGCATAATTTAAATTTAAAACTTGTTGTGTTGCTACAAACGTTCTGGCAATACGTAATACACTTGCACCGCCTATGCCAAAATTATACTTACACATGTTATAGTGTTTAGAAAGTAATGTAGTCCAGAGTTTTGACGATTCTACGCCTTCACCATACGTATTGCTACAACCATAAAATCCTATGTTTGGTCGTTTAGCTTTGTTTCTCCACACGTCCCTAAACCCATATTGATTTATAGTATACTGCCAGGGGTCCTTATCAAAGTTTGGTGCTTCTTGTTCGCGTATGTACGGATACTGCCAATTTAACGAATCTAGAGGAACACCATGTCTATTTTTGATATCTGCTAAGAAATCTCCCCTAAAGTTTCCAAATTCTACTAATTCTGCTAGAGACTTAACATTATATGGTGATAGGTATCTTGGGTCTAGTTTTTCGTTAGTTATAGGACCGGGGTTTCGTTCCTTTAAATTGAGACTTTCTAAATCTGTTCTGATTGGATAATTCATATAGTATTTATTTTACTCAATAGTAGCAGAGATAAAAAAAGGAACCGAAGCTCCTTTTAATAATAACAATATGGCACTTAGGTTATATTACTAACCAATACCGCCACCGCCTGTAACTAGACTATTAATAGTTCTACCTACTGCTGTTCCAATACCGCCACCTTGTGACTGTATTGCGTTATCGTAACGTATACTTAATGAAACTGTAACTGGCTCGTTAGCACTATATGCTAATGAGTTGTAGTTTGCATTTTGTATAAAGCAACCGTATAATTCAAAAGTGTCTAGTACGTTAGGAGTGTTTGCTCCGTTGCCGCCATCTAGTATTTCGATTCTAGTTACGAATTTGTAATCAATGCCACTTGCCGCACCTGATTGCTCAAAGAAGTCAAACTGCTTTTGTAGCTGTTCGCCAACAAGTTTTTGTACATTGTTGTTTACGTCTTCGCGCAAGTTAAGTGTAATCGGATCCCATGCATGCTTACCTGCTAGGTATGCTCTACTGTTGTAAACTGGGATTTCAATTTCCTCAAAGTTTACTACCGGACGTGTCACGTCAATTACTTGCTTTGTTAGTTCTGTTGTCGGTGTTGATACACCAAAGTTCTCAAGTGATACCCTGAAACGATACTGTAACTTCGGCATCAACAAACCTTGTGTTGATGATGAAGTGTCACTCGCTAGTGGTACTGTAATTTTTGAGAGTGTTGAAATAGCCATATTATAACTCCTGTTGCTAGTATTTATCATTTAATGGAGGCTATTTCTAGCCCCCATTTTATTAGATGTTAAAGACCTGCAATTTCCCCTGTATTCTTAAGTCTAAGTGGAATAAAGATAAACTCCACAGCCTTAACTGGTTCAATTGCTATATCTAAGTATAGTTCGTTCTTGTCTATTCTGCTTGCTGTGTTGTTTGACTCATCACATACAACTAGATAGTCATATAACGCTCTTGATCCAACAAGTTCTAAGCACAAGCTCTCTGCGGCTTGTTTAATCTCATCTCTTGTTATCTTATCATTTGGTTCAAAGATATAAGGCTTAGCAAGTTTGTTAAGTTGACTTCTCATATAGATAACAAGTCTAGCAACGTTAATTCTATCTAATGAACTTGCATTTCTTGCACGAGTCTTCTGTCCAAATGCAACTAATCCAGCACCTGTAATAAACGTAATTGGGTTAACTTTAACACCATATAATGTGTCGCGTTGTCCTTCGTTTAGTGCTATTGAATTAAATTCGCCTTCTGAATCAATATAACCTGTTGCTGTTGCGTTAGTAATGCCGCCACGTCTTGTACCTGCTGGTGCAAACCATGGATAGCTAACTTGGTCACTTAGTGCAAGAGTTCTTAGCATCATGTGACTTGGTGGAACAACAATGTTGTTACCAGCATTATCACTGCTAAAGCCCCATGGATAATAAATGCCTAAGTATTCATCACTAGTTACAAGACCTTCTGCATTATCTTCAACTGCAAGGTTTACGTTAGTACCCCATTCGTTGACTGAAGTTGCATCTGGTGTTAGTTTTGGTGGACTATCTCCAAGTACAAACGCTGTAATTCCTCTATCGTAGTTTAATGTAACCATTTCACCAATTAGCTCTGGATAACCTGGAGTAGCCATTACGTTAAAGATTCTTGATTCATCATCTCTAATTGCATCGTTACTGTTAAGCATTGCTTGTAGACTTTGGATAACAACTTTACGCTGTGCCGCTTGCCCGAAGCTTCCTTTGCCGTCTGCTTGGTTAGCTGATTCAGTAACCCAACGGTGTGTATAATAGCTTGTCATTGCTTCACTGCTATTAAAACGTTTATTAAGTGCATTTGTATCAACACTGTTGCGTACAAACTTCTTAACGTTAAAGCCACTTCTACGTAAGTTAACTAACAACATACCTTTTGGATATAGTGCTGGATCTGGAGCGTCTGCATCTAAGAAGTTATTTGTTAACAACTCAATGATAGTTCCAGCTACATTACTAGTAGCGCCTGTTAATCCCCAACGTGCATCTGCAAATAGTACACCGTCTTCAGTAGTTTGATCGGCTGCATCTAGTAATACCCACTTTGTAGTAGCACTACTATATTTGTAAATTGTTGGATAATTATCTAAGTCTGCTGTTGAAACCCAAATGTCACCATTCTTAAGAGCTGTACCATCTGATTGGCCAGTAGCCGCTAGTGGTTCAGTTGCACTTACAATAGGTCCTGCTGGACTTGTTTGCTGTGCAGTACTTGCATCGTAAAACGGACTAGTTGCGTCTAAATAACCAACCCAAGTAGTACCATTGTGTACCATGATATCAACTTCGTCAGTAATTGAACTATACCATAGTGTACCGTTTGCTGCCAACGCTGTTGGAGCTGTGGTGCTTGCAGTATATGTTAGTACTTGCCAATTTGAAGCAACAAACTCGTTTGCTGTATCGCCTGCTGGTGCAGTATACAAGTTAGTAGTTCCGCTGTTTGCATTTACATAAGCACTAAAGCCCATTTCTGCAAATGCCGCTCCGCTATGGTCTTTGAAACGAATTTCGCCGCCCTTGGAGTGGCTAATAACAACTCTATTTTGTGCGTCAACTGTAGCACTAACGTTAGTTAATCCTACTGCGTTAATTGCGTTTGCAACTACTTCTGCGTCTGTTGCCGCACCAGTTGTTGTTCCACTTACTGCTGTTACGCTTTGTAACGCCGCATTGCCGACTATTGTCTCTTGTATATTAATTGTAAAACTTGCTGACGACATTCCAGTGCTAATTATGCCACTAGTAATAGTTGTCGGACCAGTTGTTGATCTTTTGTAAATTTTAAAATCACCAGCTGTAACTGTTGCTTCAGCATCGTTTGCTTTAACATAAGTTTGTGTTAATGATAATCCAGAACCGCCTAGTGTCTTATCTAAGTTGAAAATTGCTTCATGGTTAGTTGCATAGATCGGAGCCGCGCTAGTATCCCATAGCTTAGTTCCGGCATTCCATACTTTAACTTTCCAGTTAGCACCTTTGTTAGGTTGTGTAGTTTTAATCCAAAGGCTTCCTGTTGGACGTGATGTAGTATCAGCTGTCTTGTACTCTGGTACGCTTGTATGAGGAGCAATAGTTAATGCCGGAGCATAATATGTTCCTGCGGCAAAACCAGCTGATGCCATAGCACCAGTTCCTGCGGCAAGTACAACGTTTGCACCTGTAGAGAAAATATGCACAACACTATCAATAGATGCCGCTGTAACGCCACTAATTGAAGCTGTATTAATATCGCCTACTAACGAAGCACCAGTAGTGCCACTAGCAGTAACAGTAGTTGAGTTAATAATTATTGTTTGACCTACAACGATTGTTGGGTTAGCAGTACCCGCTACAGTAGCGTGACTTGCTTTCCATGCTGTGGATCCAGTCTGTACCCAAGTACCTAAGTAGTTCTTGTAGTAAAGTTTGTTAAGTGTAGTTGTTGCAACAATAGCATAATCGCCAATTGCGCCAACTGAACCTTTTGGAGCTCCGCCTGTAACTTTAGTAGCATCAGTAATAACTGTTGGTACTTTGTTAGTAAAGCTCTGTCCACCTGTTACAGAAGCAGCCGCTGAGTTCCATGCAAAAATACCAAATATTGACATTGCTGTATCGAACCAGTATGTTCCTGCCGCAGGATATGCAGTAGGAGCAGTTGATGATGCTGCCAGTGCATCTAAGTCAATAGCCGCTCTAGTTACATATGCTCTGTTACTTACACCTAATACACTGTAAGCCGCTTGCAAACCGTATTCGTTGATTTCGCCGCCGTGTATTGGATTGTTGTTAGTGTCTGTCTTGAAACTTGGTTCACCAAATGTTTCTACCAAATCACGCTGTGATGTGATCAAGTAAGGTTTACCTGCGTTAGCAAGCAATGTACCTGGTGCGGTACCTGTTCCTGCGCCGTTCTTTTTATCTTGGGCGGAGGCTATAAAAATCATTGGTACAGTGCCGGGTTCTGCAGGTGTATAGAACGATTCGTCTATTACCTTAACCTCAACACCTGGGGATGATAACGCCATTTCTGTTTCTCCTAATAAGTGTGTTCACTATTATTTATATGAATTTAGTAATAACACCATAAGATACACCGAATAAAAGGGGCACAAAAGGTGAGGTAAATACAATATGAGACCATTATGCATTTGTAGACAAAGACCTGCCGCTATAAATTACAAAAAAGGCAACAAAACGTACTATCGTAAACATTGCGAAGTATGCTTACGCAACGGACCGCACCACGGAATTCCTAAATGGAAGCAAGCTGGATACACTAAAAAGACTCATTGTGAGAAGTGTAATTATACAAGCGCCCATACAGAACAATTTAATGTATTCCATATAGACGGAGATTTAAACAATTCGTCACATACTAATTTAAAAACAGTATGTGCGAACTGTCAGAGAATTATACAGAAAGTTGGGAAGAAGTGGAAGCAAGGTGACTTGCTACCAGATTTTTAAGATAGTCCATAGTTTTGTCATTATCTATTATTGCGCTGTGGTCAATACTGCACCACATGTATTCTGACTGATGTACTTCTTTTGGTTCTACTCCTATGTCTTCATACATGCGCAACCATACTGGATCATCACCTCGGCGTACTCTCCAAACATTTCCACCAAGTGCATTTATCATTTTACCTTCGTTAGGAAAACGTACATCTGGAATAACATAATTTTGTGTTGGATTTTGCATAATTTCTTGCTTTACCATGCTAACCCAAATACCATCAAAGAAACCTTTACGCATACAGTCAGTACCAAACTCTTGTAACACAAGCCTAGGCGTTATTTCTCTGCCAGTTTCTTTAGACCAAAAGTCATCTCGCTTTTCGCGCCAGTTTCTGCTTTCATCTGTTATACCCTCAAGTAACGCTCTATCCCAATCAAACATTTCTGCAACTGCATCTTTAAGTTTGTCTGCAAATGATAGTTTTTTAAAGTTGTATTGCTCTACCAGTATATCACCAACAGTACCTTTACCGCCGCCAATTAACCCACATATTCCGATAATCATTTTTTTTCCTATAAAGTTATTTGTTCTGAACCATATCCAATATTACCTTTAGCAAAACAGTTAAATGCAATGCCATATCTATCTTTTTTACTATCTAAGCGATCTACTTTATGCTGTAAGTGTGACGGAAATAATAGTATGTCTCCTGTTACAGGATTTGTTGTAAATTGTTTTATATTGTACTGGTTGTAGTTTTTCTTTTTATATGTTAATGGTACACTATTATGAAACAAGTTAGGATACATATATGCTTTTTCAAAAGTTATTGGAGCAGTTGTAGAATCTGCATCAATATAATATACTCCGCTAATCATTGATCCTGCGTGTCCGTGACTTACAATATCTGCACTGCCTGCTCCTGCATCAATTTTATTAATCCAACTTGCTTGTATTTCAAAATTAATATGATCTTCAATGTCTAGTACTTCGTGAGCAAAATAATCAATAGATTGTTGTATTAATGCTTTAAGTTTTCTAAGTTTTTTATTGTGTAGTATATGCATGCCTTGTTTATGTTGAGGCAAATGATCGTCTGTTCCGTCGTGGCCTACTGCTTGTATAGGATATTGTAAGTTTTTAACCCAGGCCATAGTAATAACATCAAGAGGACCAATATTACTTTTAAATAACGGCACAGAAAATAAAGGTATTACTTCATGATTCATAGATCTAGCCTAGAAGTTCCGCCGCCTAGTGTACCTCTAGCAAATAAATTAAATGCTAAACTGAATCGCTCACTGTGTGTTATATTTTGTGTTACCATATGCTCAACATGTGACGGAAAGATAATAAGATCGCCTGCTATTGGATTCAATGCAAATGTTTCTAAATTATATTGATTTGCAATTTCTGTTTTGTAATCAACATTTACAACATCAGGAAATAAATTATGATACCCGTGTGCTTTCTTAAAGTATATTTCACCAGCATCTTTTTCATTTTGAATATAGTACACTCCACTTAACATTGCATTTGAATGCCAGTGCATTGAATTATGTTCGCCAGGTTTATGTCTATTGATCCAACTGTTTTCTAAAATAAAGTCGAGATCATCGTGTATGCCTAATTCAGTATGTACAAAAAAGTCACTGACTTCTTTTATCTTTGATTTAAGTTTTTTAAGTTTAGGCTCATTTAATATATACTTGTTAGCAGTATGATCATGATCAGTAGCTTCTTCAGGGAAGTGTTGATTTTTAATCCAAGCCATTGTAATGATATCAGGCTTGCCTATGTTTGTTTTGAATAGTGGAACAGACCACATTGGAGTTGTTATATATTGCATTGTTACATTATATAACGATTCTTCTCCAATGTCAAGTCTTTTTTTGAATTAGCCTATAGTAAATCCGTAACCAGTACCGCCTGCCATTGCCATTGATACTTCGTTCTCTAGTTTTTCCATTTCAGCTTGTGCTTCTGCTTTAAGAGTATCACCGTTAAGTTGTGACCCGCCTTGTGGTCCTGCAATCGTAGCAAACTTTGATCGAGCTTCACCTAACATGAATTTACATGTAGCAAGTGTATAACTTTTAATCCAATCAATTGCCATATAGTCCGAAAACAAAGATTCGTCCGGACGATAGTTGTAGCAGTACAACATTAATGTTTCTTCTGCTCTTGGACGTTGTAACATTGTTAGTTGCTTTGAAACACTGTTCCAATTGAACTCAATAAACGAACCAAACATTCTTCCTACTAGTTCTTGGTACTGACTAAACATATCGTATGTTGCTAGTCCTCCCATATTAGAACCAGAAAGCAAGTATGTATTTGTGTATGCTAAGTTAAACGGTTCAAATATACTGCCGCCATCTCCACCGCCACTTCTTGATCCTACACTTCTGCGGAATATTGTTCTTACTTCCATTACTTCGTTTGGAAGTGTGTATGTATTTTGATCTACGATAGTCGGCATAAACAAGTACGATTCTTCTGCAGAATGGTCACTTCTTTGACGATACCGAGTAAGTGCTTTTGTTAGTGCAGTTTCATAATGTACAGGGTCAAGTTCGACATCTACCATTCCGCCACCTAACATAGCATATACATAGTCAAAAATTTCTTGTTTCTTTGTAGTTGTGTTTGCCATATTTTAAATCTCTCCATTAGTATTTATCGTTACGATAAATATGTATAATAATAGGAGAACCAATTTGCCCAGATTGTCGTTATACAAACCGGAAAAGGGCAAGGATTATACGTTTTTAGACAAACAGATCCTTGAAATGTTTACAATAGGCGGAACTGATGTATTTGTTCACAAGTATCTTGGTCCTAGCAATCCGTCAGCAACTGAAGCAACTGCTGATCAACCTACGTATGCAGGCGGAGTATCAGCCTCTAATATTCAAGATATGTTGTTTTTAGAAAATAGAGATAGAAAATACGATACTTCTATATACGAAATGCGCGGCATTTATAATATACAAGATATAGATTTTGATCTAAGTGCATTTGGTATGTTCTTGCAAAATGACACAGTGTTTATGACAGTACATATTAATAGCAGTGTAAAGACACTTGGCAGAAAGCCAATGAACGGTGATGTAATCGAGTTGCCGCATTTAAAAGATGAATATGCACTTGATAATAATACTATGGCACTTAAACGATTTTATGTTATAGATGATATTAACAGAGCCGCAGAAGGATTTAGCCCTACTTGGTATCCGCACTTATATAGATTAAAATTAAAATCGTTAGTAGACAGTCAAGAATTCAAAGAGGTATTAAATTTACCTGCAGAAGAAGGTTCTGATACTACACTACGAGATTTACTTTCAACATACGAAACAGAAATGCAAATTAACAATGCAGTAGTTGCTCAAGCAGAATCAGATGCCGCAAAGAGCGGATTTGATATTAGTCATTATTATACGTTAGCTACTAACGCAGACGGAAGTGTTGCATTGCAAACAGCCGATGAAACAGATTTAGATGCAAGTAACATTAGCCTAAGCGCAGATGAAATTGCTGATAGACCAAACAGAGCCGGTTATCAAGGATACTTGCTAGGTACAGGAGCATCACCAAATGGCGCGGCGTTTGGCCAAGGTATTGGATTCCCTGCAACTAGGGAAGACGGTGACTACTTTTTAAGGACAGATATGAGCCCAAAACGTTTATTTAAATATGATGGTACTAGGTGGCTTAAAGTACAAGACGATGTTCGTGTTACACTATCTAATACATCTACTCGTAATACACAAAAAGGTACATTTGTTAATAACACAGCTACTAGTCAGATAGCTGGAGAAACAGTAACAGAGCGTCAAGGCTTATCGAAAGCACTTAGACCAAAGGCGGATAATTAATGTCTCAACACTTTTATGACGGACAAGTAAGACGATACATTACACAACTAGTAAGGATGATGAGCAATTTTGCTTATAAAGACGGTGCAGGTGCAGAAGTAGTTGTTCCTGTCATGTATGGTGACTTAACTAGACAAGTAGCAAGTATTATCAAAGGTAACTCAGAAAATAAAATACCTAGTGCTCCTAGAATGGCTGTATATATTACAGCATTAGCAATTGACAGAGATCGCACAAGTGATTCGAGTTATGTGAGCAAAGTTAATGTTAGAGAAAAAGCATATGACGAATCTGGGAAGGAATATTTAAATTACGAAGGTAAGAATTATACGGTTGAACGACTAATGCCAACACCGTATACACTTACAGTTAATGTGGATATATGGACAACGAATACTGATCAAAAGTTACAGTTACTTGAACAAATTTTAATGTTGTTTAACCCAAGTTTAGAAATACAAACAACAGACAACTACATTGACTGGACTAGTTTAACAACTGTTACACTAGATAATGTAAACTTTAGTTCTAGAACAGTTCCAGTTGGTGTTGACGACTCAATTGATGTTGCTACATTAACCTTTGTAACTCCAATATGGATCTCACCTCCAGTTAAAGTTAAACGACTAGGTGTAATTACAAATATTATTACAAGCATGTTTGACGAAGCACAAGGAACTGTTGAACTAGGATTAACAGTTCCAGAACTTAATGCGTTTGATGACGCTAGTGTTGCTGGTGCGCTTGATAAGAACGGTGGCAGAACTGTGCAAACAACTAATAATTCAATAACACAAACAACTAACTATATGGGTTATGATGCATATGTAGACGGTAGTATTGTAAAATTATTAGATAAAGGAACAATTGGACAAACTAGTTGGAGGAATGTACTAGACTCGCATCCGGGATCATACCAGGCGGGTATTAGTAGAATTTATCTTAATAAACTAGATACTGATACAGCAATTACAGGCACATTTGCGTTAAATTCAATAGACGATACACAACTAGTTGT